CTGCGCTTCGTACTTAGCTGCCAGAAAGTTCTTACGCCCTATAAGCACATCGGCCAGATCATCGGCATCATCGCCCATAATGTCCGCAACCATGCGCCGTATGTCATCGTCCTTAATGGCAACAATGCGCGCCACGCCTGCGACAATCTGTTCATCGCTAATGCCACCAAACACGTCAGCACCGTTGCTGTTCATGCGGGGGTCGCGCAAGCTGTCCAGTTCGGGCACATCATTGGCGTCAAACGCCTTACGGCCGCCCTGTGCGCGGAAAAACAGCGTGCCGCCTGTATCAATACGAAATGCGCTGCCATCCGCTAGGCGCTTAAGGTTAAGCTGCTTTGGCCCGCCGTTGCCAATAACGTCCCAGTTGGCTAGCCACGCATCTGCTGCAAACCCATCCGCTGTGCCGCTTAACCCGCCCATGCTGGATGTACCAATATCGTCCACAGCTTCCATGCGGCTTGCAATACCCAAGCGCCCCGCTGCATTTACGCCGTTAATTTCGCCAGTAATAGGCAATAGATCAATATCGGCCGTGCGCACGCCTGCCATCTTGTACAGCTTGGCACTAAGCACTTCCACCTTGGCCGCTAGCTCGTTGTCTGGCGCCTTAATGTAATATTCTTGCCCTGTGCGGTTATGCACGTACTTACCGCCCAAGTTACTGCCGCCTTGGCCGCCAACCTGCTTAAAGTCGGCAAACACAAGCGTCTGGCTGTTGTCTGGTTTGGGGGCTGGGGGTTCCGCTGCCGTTGGGCCAATGCCCAGTTTTTGCTGTTTCTTTTCTATGGCTGCCGCTAGCAGATCGTTTTCATCGTCCGTTAGCGCATTTACCTTGGCCAGTTCGCCCTTGGTAAGCGGTTTGTTTTGCGCAAGCTTGGTGCTAACCACGGATTTAAACGCATCAAAGTCAGCCTTGGCTTTGGTGGCCGCTGCCACTGCGTCAACCTTGGCAAGCTGCTCGGTAGCGGTTAGCGCTTGGAAATCCTTTTGCTTCTTAAGGTCAGCATAAACCTTTTTCTGTGTCAGTAGCCCGCTGCCCTTTTGCGCATTGGCGTATGTGTCCAGCTTAACCTTGGCCGCTGCCGCTTGCTGTATTTGCTTTTCAACAAGTTCATCAACAACCTCGTTAAACGCCGCCAGCTTAGCCTTCATGGTTTCGCCCGGTATTAAGCTAGACGGGTTCATGGCAGCTATCACATCGTTGCCAGTTATCTTTTCGTAAGCTTCGCCCTGCAGGGTTTGTTTGCCAGCATTGTCATAAATAAGCTTATCCAGCTTTTGCATGGCAGCCATTTCTGCTTGCACCGCATCTTCAAGCTGCTTGGTCGCTACCTTAGCGTTCAATAGCTTTTGCGCAGTTGTGCCTTGAAAATTGGCAACGCTTAATGGGGTGGGCAGGTTGTAATCAGTTACAATAAGTGGGCTTTTGCTTATGGTGGCCTTGTAGGCTTCTACTGTTTCCTCAAGTTCTTTAACTAGCCCTTTCGCGGCGGCCGCATCGCGAATTTCTGCCTTGGTTTCTGCATCCAAGGCTTTGTACGTTGCCAGTTCTGAGGGTGATAACTTTTTGCCATCGCCAAATTTCTTTTTAATGGTGGATAACTTGGCCGCTACGTCGATTTGCTCTTTGGCCGCTTGTACAAGTGCTGCCTGCTCTTGGAAGGTTTTACCATCCAGCTTGCCCTGCTTTTTCAGCTTATCATAACTTATCTTATAGTTCGTAAAGCCTTTACCGCCGGCTGCATAGGTAGCCAATAGCTTTTCTGCTTCCACTTCTTTTTTGGCAAGCTCTGCTGCTTCCTTGGCCGCTGCTGCTGCCTCTGCCTTGGCTGCCTGCCGTGCGGCCGCTGCTGCGCGCGCTATGCTTGTCTTACCTGCATCAATAAGCTCTTGTAGCTCAGCTAAGCTTAGCGGGTTGCTGCGCTGGTCTACCAAATCCACAAAGCCAATCTTGCCACTGTTCCATAAGCGCCAGCGCGGTTCGCCAAGCACTTGCTTCTGAAAATCTATAGGCTTGCTTTTGATCCAATCCTCGTAGGTAAACTCAGCGGGCACGTAGCCATCCATGCTGCTCTGCATTTTGCGCCGAATGCCAGCAATAGCCGCTGCATCGAAACCTTGCTTGGCCAATGCAGTCTTAAAGTTTTCCGTAAATTCCTCTGTTTTGGCTTGGGCAACCTTGCCTGTAAGCTCCGACCACTTTTTGGTAATAGGCGTAACAATAGAACGGCAGTTCCAGTGGGCGGGTGGCGGCGACCATTTCTTGTTGTGGCCAATAGGTTTTTTGTCGTTATCCCAACGCAAACCACTGCGCGCCTTACAAATATCGCTAGTACGGCTGTCAAGCGTAGAAAGCCACTGAACACCATTGAACAGGTCGTCATTGGCCTGTATAACTTCATCGCGGGCCGCGTTGCTAACACTTTGCACGCTGGTCCGCACGAGCGCTTCGGCTTGGTAGCGCTTAACGTTCATAATCCCATCTTTGAAATTATTTGCCTGCGAACCACGTACACGCCGCGTAAGGTCTTGCACGCCTTCCCCAGCTAGAATGCCCTCGCGCATTTGGTCTTGGAACCGTTGCTGCAGGTCGCCCGCTTGCCGCGCCCAGTGTTCTTTTTGGGTAGCACCCATAATTAGGGTGTTGTTTACCAGCGCGCGCAACGTTGTTGTGGGGGGCAAGGTGTTCATAAGCGCTACACCAACCTTTGGGGCGCCCGCAACGCCTTGTCCAACCGCGTTTTGCAGCATCTTGCCCTCTAGCTCCGCAACGTTGGTTAGCGTTTTGCTGTGGTGCTTTTGGATAATGCTGTAGTTTGCACGAATAGTAGCCTGCACGTTCTTAAACAAACGCAATAAACGGTTAGCGCGGGTTTTACCGCCAACCGCTGTAGGGTCTAGGCTGTTTAGCTGCTCCAATAGCTGCCCCTGTAGGGTGCGTAACATGGCGCTAATTTGCTGCACCTCGCTAGCCTTTAAGCGCTCAAGGTTTACTGCATGCGTGATAATGCCATCAGCTAGGCCATCGTTGGCGCCTGTAAGCGCCCCTATCGGGTTTGGTTTTGGTGTTGCCATGGCTTAACCTACTTATGTTGGGCTGCCTTTCGGGTCTTTGATCAGACTGCAAGCTCCCATGTTAATTATTCCACGCTTTCGCGCCTCTTGGATAACGCCACCAAGTTCCGCTTGGCACTGTTCTTCATTTGCAAAGCCATGCGGGCTGGTTACTAATTGGCACGTACTTAATACGGGTGCCGAACATACAATTAAGATACCTACCCACATAGTTTTTCTCCTTTATTTCATGGCCCCAACCCAATGGGTGCAATCATCGTGCGGATCATCATGCGTCTTGCTCGTCTGCTTGCTGTTCTTCGTCATCGGCCAGCTCCATTGGCTTGCCGACTGTTGGTGCCTCGCTACCCGCCAACATGTCCTTCACTTCTTCGATAGTGAAATCTGGGCGTAGTATTTCGCCCCGCTGTAGGTTGTAGATAAGGTCGTCTGTCGGTATGGCACCACTCTGCCATGCAGCCACTAGCTCCCGTAGCTCGCCCGGCTCCATGCGTGTATCCAAGAAGTCGGTATTAAGCTTTACTTCAACCAAGTCTGGGTTTGCGCCTTCCCAATCCGCTATCCACGCTAAGCACTGCTCCAGACCCATGCTACAGCTATTAGCTAAGTTAGCTAAAACGCTGCTTTCACCGCTACTGCGCAAACGCACAGTGTCCGCGGCCTCGACGGCACGTTTTTGATCTTCAAGTAAACGCGCCCCCAACTGTGCCATCATGCCTTGTTTACGGCTTAGGCTGTTTTCTAGGTAGCTTAGGCCAGCGCCCTTGTATTCCAGCATGCCCGCTTGGGCGCCCTCTGGAAGCAACCACATGGCCCCGCTGCCAATAGGGAAGTCACCCATTTGGTCTGCGCGCATGCCAGTGATGTATGGCGTTGGTTGGCTGGTTAGGTAATTACCCTGCTCCAAGTCTGCACTTGTGCGGTAGTGGCTTATATTTACATTGGCCAAGTCGATAAGCGGCGACTTTTCAACTGACGGGCTAAGGTCGGTTGGGCCAAAAAATTGGAACGGTATGTAATCCAACCGCTCCCCACGCTTTGTGGGCGTGTATTCTTCTACTAGGTTATAGGTGTCAATATCGCGTCCTTCCACGAACACGCGCACACGGTAGTAACCTTCTTCGTCTAACTCCAACACGCGGTAACGCTCGTAACTTTCGGTGCCAAAGCCATCGTCATTTACGCGGAATGCTTTTTCGCTAAGTATAATTTGCTCAAGCTTTTCGCTGCCGTTTGTAGCAACTGTACGCCAGTTGGTAATGCTTTCCGCTGGGTAACCGCGTAAGTAAGCACGGCCTTCCTCCTCTGGCGGGCGGTCAACAAGGACACCATAGCGCCCCATCGCAAGCGTTTCCTCTACCGCCCGCTGCGAAAACGTATCAAACGGGACACCTGTAAGCGTAATGTTGTATAATGCTTCCCGCAGCCGGTCGGGCACCTGCACAAAGGGGCGTTTACGGAATACCGCGCCACTTAGGCCAGCTAGGGTTCGGCCGGTTGCACCATAAAACATTGCCCGCGTAATGTACGCCTCGTACTGGTCTGGCAACATGTTTTCTGGTTTAGGCAAGTGCATAGTTGTACTGCCCTTCACTGCATCCTCACCAGCAATACAATCGCGCACGCGCCGCCACTGTGCTTGGTAATCCTCATATTCTGTGTGCTTATCGGTAATTGGCATAGCTGCCCCCTCTAGTAGTATCCACGCACGCGCACCGCGCCTACAACATCGCTGTTAATTGGGAACGTACCGTGTACCAGATAGCCCAAGGCATCCGTCATGTGGTCTAGCCCTGCCGCCTTATCTGGCTGGTTCGTGCCCTCTTTGTAGGTCAAGCCCTCCAAGCTTTTCACAAGCTGCTTGCACCTTGGATGGATAAACAGGCGGTGTTCACCTTCGCTGTTCTCCAACATGGCGTTAACCTCGTTTATGCGGTCAACAACCATAGGCGCGCGGCGGGGTGCGTTAACTGTAAACCCGTAGCGCTCCAAAATCGTTAAATCTGTTTCACCCAGTGCTGCACTTGTGCGCCGCTGTCTGCCCGCTGGGTCGGGGTAAATGGTTATAGCACGTTGGCCATAGTCACCATCCAAACGCCGCGCCATAAGCTCCGTATTGGCGTCTGGCAGCACAATTTCGTCAAATATGTGTAACTGGTCTGCTACCCGCATGCCCAAACACGCGCACATGGGGTTAACGTTAAAGTCCATGCCAACCAATATTTCGCCGCCAAAGTCCTGCACTTCGTCTGTTACATGCACTTCGCGTGTAAACGGCTGGTAAACACGGCCTGCTAGCGTTTCAAA